AGATATGGTTCAATCCAGACTTTAAAGTACCAGATGCTGAATTCGAAGAATCGAATAAAGACGAATTTGAAGAACATTGTCAGAGATTATATGGTGATAGTATGCCTGATATAGAAGATTTACAAGAAACAGTAAAACGTGAATTAGAAAAATTAAAAGAAGAGACAGATAATGATATTACTTGATTATAACCAAATTGCTTTATCGAATATTATAGTACAAAAAGTAGACGATGAAGCTCTTATCAGACATATGATACTCAATAGTATTCGTATGTATAATAAAAGACACCGTAAAGAATATGGGCAAATGGTAATTTGTGCTGATGGCATGAATACATGGAGAAAAAATTACTATCCCGAATACAAAGCATCTAGGAAAAAATCTAGAGACAGTTCTGGTATGGATTGGAATGCAATATTTAATGCATTAAACCTTGTAAGAGAAGAAATAAAAGAGAATTTACCATATAAGGTTATGCATATGGAAGGCTGCGAAGCTGATGATCATATTGGTGTACTTACACACTTTACACAAGAGTTCGGTAATGACGAACCAGTAATGATTATATCTTCAGATAAAGACTTTATTCAGCTACAAAGATATAAAAACGTAAAACAATGGTCACCTATACAGAAAAAAGCTGTAGTAGATAAAAACCCTAGAAAATACTTATGGGAACATATATGCAGAGGCGATAAAGGTGATGGTATACCTAACGTGTTATCTCCTGATGATTGCTTTACTTCAGAATTAAGGCAAACACCATTACAACAGAAACTTATAGATACTTGGTTAGAAGATGAAAGTATTATGCCAACAGAAGTTCAACGTAACTTTCAGAGGAATAAAACTCTTATAGATTTAACTCAAATACCTGAAGTCGTAAGTCGAACTATTATAAATAATTTTAACGAGCAAAAAACAGCTCATAAAATGAAAGTTTTGAATTACTTAATTAAAAAAAGATGTAACATGTTGATTGAATCTGTGGAGGAATTTTACAATGGCTAGGCTAAAAATGATATCAAAAATACTTGAGCAAGCAGCTCAACTTAAGACAAGGGATGAAAAGAAAGCTTTTCTCCTGCAAAATAACTCTAAACCTCTTAGGAATATATTAAAAGGCGCGTTTGATAAAACGATTACCTTTAATTTACCTAAGGGTGAACCACCATATCGCAAAGATGTGCCAGACTACGAGCAAAGTAATCTATATAAACTATCACCTAGATTTAAATACTTTAACACTGGTGGGGTTGGAGAACAAATGGTTGCAGCTCGAAGAGAAAAAATGTTTATCGATATGCTAGAAGCGCTTCCACAAGAAGAAGCAGAGCTAGTAATCGCAATGAAAGAAAAAAAGCTAGTAGGAATGTACAAAGGTATAACTAAAAAATTAGTTAACGAAACATGGCCTACGTTAATAGCTGATGGGAGTGTTAATTCTGATAGTGAAGAAGAATAACACTAAATTATAACTTAAATTAAGGAGGTCTACTTAAATCTCAATATTATGTTTTAATCAATAAAGGAGATTCTATGAATGGACTTAACCGTCTCAGAAGAGACATTTTGGATATAAAACATTATCAATACAGACTAAAGAGTCGAGGTAAGGATAGATTAGCTGCAAGAGCCCAACGAAAGAAGGAAAATCTACAGACAACTATCAATGATTTGCAATACAGAGATAACGGAGGAAGGACTTAACCAAAAACACGTAAGGGACTAAATGCATTTAGTCCTTTACATTTGATTGAAAGTGTGGTATAATATACATAATGAATATTTTTATTTTATCAGATCAGCCTCAAAAGGCTGCTAGAGAACATAACGACAAACATGTTGTTAAAATGATTCTTGAATCAGGACAAATGCTATCAACAGCTCATCGAATGCTCGATGGAAAAGAATACATTGAAAAATCACGTACTGGTAGAAACGTGCGTAGATGGAAACATCCTAATTCAAATATGGAAAGTACTCTGTACAAAGCGGTACATATGAATCATCCTTGTACTATCTGGACAAGGGAATCACAAGGTAATTACTATTGGCATTTCGAACTGTTCAAAGCATTATGCGAAGAATATATCTACAGATATAACAAAATACATGCTACTCAAGAAAAACTAATGGAACTACTTAGTCACCATCCTAAAAATATTTCGGATGCTGATCAGACACCATTTGCACAAGCTATGCCGGATTACTGTAAAAACATAGATGCAGTAAAAGCATATCGCAAATATTACATACACGAAAAAAATGGATTTGCTAATTGGAAAGGTAGATCAAAACCAAGGTGGTATAATGCCTAGCTACGATTTTAAAAACAAAGAAACAGAAGAGATCATTGAAATATTCATGAAAATATCTGAGCTTGATGATTATAAAAAAAATAATCCTCATATGCAGCAAGTAGTTTCAGCAGGAAATTTGATATCTGCTAGAGATGGAGATACTCTTAAGAAAGCTGGAGATGGCTGGAAAGAAGTACAAGACAGAATTAAAAGTGGCATGCCACCTAGACTAAGACATAATATTAAAACTAAATAGGAAAAAAAATGAAGTATATAAAAAGAACGATAATGTTTATTATCGATTGTTGGAGAATTATAATGGACAATAGATATAACCCGTTAAGGTTTATCGCTGATCCGTCAATACAAGCTTATTTTACAATGGCTTTATTTATTATGTGGAGTGCTTATTTTGGAATTGTAGCATGGGTTTGGATTGGATGGGAGAACTATAGCATAGTAACTTCTATCTGGGCCCACTTAGCTGTAGTGATTCCTATAATGGTAACAAACATGACATTCAGACAAGCAGAAGAAAATGGTAGAGTTTGGGTCAAAGATTGGGATCAATATAAAACTTTTAAGGTGAAAAAATAATGGAGTTTAAACATGAACCAATTGATCTTGGATATAATGATTTGGTGGCAGTCACTTCTAAGTCTGGTAGAGTCTACACCGATCCTGATAATAATACTTATCCTAGTATTACAACAGTTCTTTCAATCTTAAGTGAAGACGCAATCAAAGCGTGGAGAGCAAGAGTAGGACCAGAAGAAGCAAATAGAATAAGTAGAACTGCTAGTGGACGCGGTACTGCAGTTCATGATTTATTAGAACGTTATGTAAATAATGATCCAGAATTTGATAAGGGTGTTATGCCTCATATTATGCAAAGCTTTCATGATGTTAAGCATGTATTAGATCGTTGTATAACAAAAGTTTATGCACAAGAAGCTGGACTCTATTCCAAACATTTAGGAGTAGCAGGAAGAGTAGATTGTGTTGGTCAGTGGGAAGGAGTTGATGCTATCATAGATTATAAGACTTCAAAGAAACTGAAAAAGAAAGAGTGGGTACATGGTTACTTTATGCAATGTGCAGCTTATGCTGTCATGTGGGAAGAAAGAACTGGAATGCCTATAAAAAAATTAGTAGTATGTATAGCTGTAGATAATGAAGACCCACAAGTTTTTGTTGAAGACAGAGATAATTGGACTGAAAAACTTATAGATACTATTGCAGAATATAAAAGGAGAAAAGGTTTATGAATGAACCAAGAGTAATGCTTGCTGTCGGTAATGAATTTCCGGAATGGGAGTTAGATGGTGTTGCTGGTACAACAAGCGAAATACAAAGAATAAGCGGCCAAGGGCAAGTTGGATGGAAGGTATATTATTTCTATCCAAAAGATTTTACATTTATTTGTCCAACTGAAATATGTGCTATGGATGATATAAGAGATGAAGCTACTGTATTTGGTATAAGTGGTGATAATGAACATTGTAAAGTTGCATGGAAGAATTCAGATGAAAATCTAGGGAAAATTAAACATACACTCTTAGCTGATGTAGGTTTAAACTTAGCTCATTCTGTAGGTGTGGTTGATAGTAATAACGAAGTCTGTATGAGAGCTACATTTATTGTAGATCCACAGAATATTATTCAATCATTAAGTGTAAACGCTTTAGACACTGGTAGAAGTGCTAAAGAAATTAAAAGAACTCTCATGGCATTAAAAGCTGGTGGATTAACTGGTTGTCAATGGGAAGCAGGAGATAACTTTGTAGCATGAATTTAAAAGAACCAAAGGGAACATACAAAGGCAATTTACTAGAAGCTTTAATGGTTAAGCTGGAAGGAGATATAGCAATAGCAAAAGCTAATGTAGAAGTCTATAGATCAAATCCAGCTGGTATCGGTGAACATCCAGGAATCGTTGAAGCAATAGAAACTGAAATAGCTAAAATAGCTGAAGCAAACGATAAAATAGAGACCATTAAGAAATTCTTTTAATTATAAATAGTATTATTAATCGTTTACATTTAACTAAAAATGTGGTATAATATACTAAATGAAGAATTTTGCAACATATCTATCAGAAGCTAACAAAGGTTTAACTATCTTTGATATTGACGATACTATGTTTAAAACTAAGGCGAAAGTCGAAGTTGTAAATAAAAAGACTAAGAAGTCAAAAGAACTTACACCTAAACAGTTTAATACATATAAACTGGGAAGAGATGAGGATTTTGATTTCGGCCAATTTAAGTCGGCAGAGATATTTAATAAAACTGCAATGCCAATTGGTAAAATGATTTCTAAGTTTAAATTGATACTTAAGAATGCAGTCAAAAAAGGATCTAAGGTTATTCTCGTTACAGCAAGAGCTGACATGGACGATAAGAAACTATTTCTAGATACTTTTAGAGCGCATGGAATTGATATTGATAAAGCTCACATTTATCGAGCTGGTAACTTAGGACTAAAAGGAAGTGCTGATGCAAAAGCACTAGTATTTAAACAATTTCTCGATACAGGAGAATACAGTAGAATAAGATTGTTTGATGATGATGTAAGTAATTTAAAGGCATTACTATCTCTTAAAGACCAATATAATGATGTAGACTTTGAAGCTTGGAAAGCTAATGATCAGGGAAAAATAAAGAGATTAAAATAATGCCAACAAAATTTAAACCAAGCTCAACAGTAAGACTAAGAGGAGAAGCAAAAGCTACTACTAATAATTACTATATCAAGAATATTTCTCAGACAGAACTATTTGAAACATTAAATAACAACAATACAGTTCCTAAAAGAAAACAAAAAATTAGAAATGAATTAGTGAGAAGAGGAATAAAAATAGCAATGGTACCTAAAGATGTCTAAACAATGGCATGGTGGAAAAGGAGATGCCCCAAGAGATCCAGACCATAAGAAATATGCTGATGGATGGGAGCTAGCATTTGGAAAAAGTAAACCTAGTATTAAAGCTCGTAAAGCTCAGCCAGACCATTCAATTACTCAAACTCATAAAGATAAATCAAAAGTAATTCCTAGAAATTATAAATATAAACATATAGAGGAATAAAATGGCAGACGACCTATTAAAATTTGACTTCGGATTTACAGCAGTAGATGAAAGCGAGCTAGATGCAGTAAAAGAAGTTACGACAAAAGCTTCCACAGCTTCCACTGAAGCTAAAAACTTAGAAGAAAAATTGAATAACTTATATAATGCAGTACAACCGTTACTTAGTAACTTAAAACAAAATCCAGAAAAGGACTATATTTTGTGGCCGAATAGAACTGAAAAAATCGAAGCATTCGAAGATCACATTAGGAAAATAATGAAATGAACATAGATAAATTAAGAGAACAATTAATAATCGACGAAGGACAGGTAAATGAAATTTATCATGACCATCTTGGTTATCCTACTTTTGGTATCGGCCACCTTGTGCTTGATAGTGATGAAGAAAGTGGACAACCTTTGGGAACAACAGTTTCGGAAGAAAGAGTAATTCAATGCTTTGAAAAAGACGTTGAAGCTGTTTTAGAAGACTGTGAGAAACTATATAAAGACTTTGATGAACTTCCAGAAGAAGCTCAACAAGTCATTGCTAATATGATGTTTAATATGGGATTGACTCGCTTGAGTAAATTCAAAATGATGAAATCAGCAGTAGATGACCGTGATTGGAAAGAAGCTGGTGCACAAGGTAGAGACTCACGATGGTATAAACAAGTTACCAATCGTGCAGAAAGATTAATGCAACGTTTAGAAACAATTTAGGAGAAAACAATGATCATAGATTTATTAGGATCAGAAGGAAATTTAGCCTCAGCAAGTAATGTTGGTGGTGCAAAGGTAGTAAGAGTATTAAATAACAAAACATCAGTTCAAGTAATTACACTTAAGAACGTAGGTGGAACTACACTTGGTACTATTACTTTAGCAGCTGGAGAAGTAGTTATTATGGAAAAACAACATACTGATACGCTTACTGGCGCAGCAACTTCATTAGCAGTTGGCGTAGCTTATAAAAGTTAATGGCCTACTCTAGTAAGGTAGTAGACAGGTTTGAGGATGTATTAAACAATCCTTCTAAACATGGTGTCGGACGTTTCGATCCAAATGATCCGAACGTGGCAACTGGTTTAACTGGAGCTCCAGCCTGTGGTGATGTTATGAAACTGGATATTAAATTAGATCCAGATACTGAAGAGATATTAGACGTAAAATTCAAAACATATGGATGTGGTTCAGCAATTGCTTCATCTACATTGTTTGTTGAAATGCTTAAAGGTAAAACTATTACCGAAGCTAAGCTAATTAAAGATAAAGATATAGCAGAGGCATTAGAATTACCTCCTATAAAATTACACTGTTCTGTATTAGCAGAAGATTCAATTACAAGAGCTATAGCAGATTGGGAAGAAAAATCATCTCATAGGAAACATAACCAACATGGAATTGACGGATAAGGCAGTTGAAAAGCTTATTGAAAAAACTACGCCCGGCCGTGATATCATTCGGGTGGGCCTTAATTCTGGTGGCTGTGCTGGGTTCGAATATATTTTTGATTATGAATCCACAATACGA